ATTTGTCGGAGCATTACGTACGGCGTAGATGTTAGTGGGTGTTTTGTCCACGTTTGCCCAGACCATGGCGTCAGACCTAGTCAGTCAGACCCGCATGGTTTTGACCAGCTCGCTTGTCAGTGACCTTAAGTCGGCACTTAAGACAAGCAGCCCCCGGGAATTGTGTATTGCAATTCTCGAGAAGATTCGCGCGTTTATTGCGGCGAATAATTCCCCGGCCACCAAACGGTTGCTCGTTAAGATTGCATTGATCATTACGAGTTTATACCTGGCCTGGAAGGGAGGGAAGCGATTGCTTACCGCTCCGGTTCCGTACTTGGAAGATCTCTCCATAGTTTCCTACCTCACAGTCAAAGTAAGCGCTGCACCTGAAATGGGAGCCAGACGACACATAAATGAGGAAATTCTCCGTGCATTTGATGCCGTTGAAGAGGAACAAGGTGAAGAGGTTGAAGGGGAACCATTGACCCGCTCGACCTATGTAGCGGAAGCTGCGATGATCGCTAAGGCTGTTTTTGGAACGCCAGATCGATCTGCTGCCAATGATCAGGCCATTCGCACCTTCCTTCGTAGATTGTTCAGGGATACAGACCATCGTAAGACGCATGTCGCTCGGGATATCATCCTTGCGATTGAGTTGGTTTACACGCACACCATGAGTGAACTTGAAGCTGTTCGGTTCAGATACTCATCTGCACGCATGAAGCGGCAGGTTTTGGTGGGTGAAAGCCATCTCCGTTTTGCCCAATGATGGGGCCCTCAGAGGATAGCAGGGGTTTCTACCAAGTCCACGCTTCAGCCGCAAGATGTTGCGCCTATGCATGAAGCAATTGGAAAGAAATCCAGTCTCACTGTTACTCCGAAGATGGGCACAAGGGACAAAGTCCGAACACTGACGTCTGTTGCACCTATCGGTTCTTCAGTACGGTTCGGCTGTCACAATTGTGACATTGATACAGTAGAAAGGGGGTTGCTAGAGCGAGTCTTCACTGTCCAAGGGGCAGGTGGATTTGTTGCTACACCGCAACCATTGGAAGGTGCTTTTGATGCCCTCCTCTCAGACTTTCGCGACCAGCTCGTTAGAACTGTGCCCTCGACCACCCGATTAACCGACGAACAATTTGTGATGTCGTACAAGGGTCGCAAGCATACACTCTACAAGAAGGCCGTGGATTCGCTACGCGTTTGCGAACTTGAGAGAAAGGATTCTTATCTAAAGACCTTTGTGAAGATTGAAAAGATCAACTTCTCTTCCAAACCCGATCCTGCACCGCGCGTGATCCAGCCCAGAACGCCGCGTTTCAATGTTGCTCTTGGAAGGTACCTAAAACCGATAGAAAAACCTCTTTACTCCGGAATTGATAAGATTTTTGGTGGACCGACCGTGGTCAAAGGGATGAATGGTGTGCAACGAGGAAGGCTTGTTGCTAAGTATTGGAATGAGTTCCACAATCCAGTTGCCGTCGGCTTGGATGCGAAGAGATTCGACCAGCACGTGAGTGTTGACGCGTTGAAATATGAGCATTCGATCTATAACCGACTCTATAGGCAAAAGGAATTACGTGAGATCCTTACTTGGCAGATCAGAAACAAAGGCTTTGCAAATTGCGAGGATGGAGATGCTTTTTACAACATTGATGGTTGTAGAATGAGTGGAGATATGAACACGTCCCTAGGG